TCTATGGGCGGATAGTCCAAATGTTAAGCCTCCGGAGAGCCTGCGCAACAAGGCAGCTCAATGAACGAGGAACCCGCCGTGATTAATAGTCGGAATCCTAGGCATTTATGCCGAGGAGGATGTCAAAATTTTGACAAATAGCTAGCATTTTCACTACTCCAGTGGGCTCAAATAATAAGCAAACCAAATCAGTGAGTTTCTGATTTTTTCGCGTTGCAATCGCTAGGTTTGCTGTATAAATATAACATTAACTGCTATCATATGGTAAGTTTTATTAAACAATAAAGGATTATTGTGATGACGACTAAATTAAATTTTGCTAGGGATGTATCCGGTTACAACTCCTTCGCTCCTCCTCCATCAACTGATATGTATAAAGTACAATTAGCTGCAAGCGGGAATGCTACTTTAACATTGCCAACTAATGTTGCTAATTGGATTGTCGCCTATTCTTTTACACCAGGTAGTGAAATATGGGTTGCTTACAATACGACTGCCGTAGCTCCTTCCAGTGGAACATTTTCTTCAAGTACATCTGAACTAAATCCAGGAGCGCGCATTGTTCCATCAACAATAAATGGCACAACAGCAACTACAATTAACTTTTTAAATAATGGAACAAGTACTACGAATGTATGGGTAGGGCTTTATGCTAACGCGTAATGATCAACCATTAGGATTTACATTAAATTTTGCAAATGAAAGTAATTTTGATTTTGCAACGGATAGTGTTTTTACAATTAATGCTAATATAGCAGGTGGAGGATTGCCACCTATTAATAATGCTTTCCTATTATTGGATAATAGCTTCTTTTTGCTTTTAGATGGTAGCGACTTACTTTTGCTTTAGTCAAGGATGACTGATATGTCAAAAAATATTGAACAGATATTCGTAGCTAATCCTATTACATCAAATGCATCAACAGATTTAATGTATTTTGGTCAGTCGCCTTATGGTGCTGGTAATGATGCAGCCATGACATATGCCAATTTTTCGGCTCAATTTGGGGCTCCTTATACAGCCGCTGCATTGACTCGTACTAATGATACAAACGTTACCCTTACTTTGGGAGGCACGCCAGCTACTTCTTTATTGCAAGCTGTTTCTTTAACGCTTGGATGGTCTGGACAACTTTCTTTGGCAAGAGGCGGTACAAATGCAAGTCTTACAGCCTCTAATGGTGGTATAATTTATTCCACAGCATCTGCGTTGGCGGTTCTAGCGGGAACAGCAACTGCCAACCTACCCCTTTTGTCAGGATCTAGCGCGGCACCTTCTTGGGGTGCATTTGCCTTATCTTTAGGCGGTGCGCTCACTACAGCAGGAGCTTTAACAACTGTAGGTGCTTTTGGCGTAACATTTGCTTTTACAAATACTACATCTGTTACTTTCCCAACATCAGGAACACTTGCGACTACTTCACAAATCCCAACGGGAGCTGCTCTCACTAAAACTGATGATACCAATGTCACGTTGACGTTAGGTGGTTCGCCTACTACTGCTTTGATAAATGCAGCATCTATTACTGCGGGCTGGACTGGAACGCTCAGCGGAACGAGAGGTGGCACAGGCGTAAATAATGGTTCCAGCACTATAACAATCGGGGGTAATGTTACATATTCCGGCGCCTTTACTTTTACCGGCACTATAACAGGGAATACGAGTGTCACTTTCCCAACAAGCGGCACACTTGCAACTACCGCTCAATTAACCGGTTTAACTTGGAATGATGTTTCAGGAACAACTCAAGCCGCTGCCGTAAATAACGGTTATATCATTTCTAATGCAAGTCAAACAACTGTCACTATTCCTGCAACTGCCGCTGAAGGAAGTGTATTTGCGGTGCAAGGTAAAGGTGCGGCAGGTTGGATATTACAAATGAACACAGGACAAATTTGTCACTTTGGAAGCTCAGCCACAAGTTCTGCGGGTACATTAACATCAACAAATTTATGGGATGCAATAGAAATTATTTGCGTTACAGCAAATACAACATTCGCAGTACGTTCCGCTGTCGGAAACATTACTGTTGCTTAAGGGAATCATATGACAACTAATAATGTAACAAATAATTGGTCACCTTTAACTACTAAAGGTGATTTATTTACTTACAGTACTCTTCCCGCAAGGATAGCAGTTGGATCAAATTATTATTTTCCACAAGCTGATTCTACTGCGACAGTTGGAATAAGTTATCAATTACCGCAACCTGAACCACAGGTAGTATCTGTTTCTATGGCTGATTTTTACGGGTCATTAAATGGCGATTCCGTGATTACTGTAACTTCTTCAGGAACAGGCTCAGGGGCTACAGTAGTAAATAGTAATGATAATGCCCATTTAGGTATTGGTAAGCTTGACATGGGAACTACTACTACAGGATTTGCGGGATTTAATAATAATAATTCTATTAAAGCATTTATATGTAATGGAAGTTCAATATTAGTAGAAACAGCTATTAATTTAAGCGCATTAAGTAATGGCACTGATAGATATACTATGTATTTTGGTTTGTCTGATAATTCAAGTTTCTCAAGCGCAACTAATGGAGCTTATATTTCTTATACAGATAATGTAAATTCGGGAAATTGGACAGTCAATATTAATAATGCATCAAGCATTACAACAAGTAATGGAAGTACTGCTCCTACTGCTAATGCTTGGTATAAATTAAGATTAATTATAGGAACAAATACAATAACCGGATATGTAGGTGCAGCAGGTTCTGATTTTTCATTAATCAATACAGTTAATGCAACTCTTCCAACAGCAAATTTGATCATGTCTGTATTTTTTATAAAATCGGCTGGAACAACAGATACTTTTTCATATGTAGATTATATGAGATCGAAAATTACATATAATTCTTTGAGGTAATTTATGGAATATAAAATAGAAACAGATTTAAACGGCAAAACACATTTAGTTCATTATAATAATGATGATGGATTAATTATTAGAACTGATACAATTGAGAATTGTAAAAAACATTTAATTGATATAATAAAACATCGTCATAGGAAAACACATCTTACATTTTCTCATAATAGAGTAATTATTCATGATGAAAATAATAAAGAATTAAGTTGCAAGGAATTTTGTAATTTTGATTAAATAAAATATATTTCATATTAACAAGGATGTTAATTATGTTTGACGAAAAAGTCACTGATTTACCTGTTGTCGCTAATGCATTAGCTGCTGATATTATCTATGCTGTACAAGGCGGTGTTTCGGTACAAGAAACACTTCAGCAAGTTCTTAATTTAACCCAATCAAATATTATTTTGTCTGGCATTGGGAACCCAAATGGCTCTGTAGCTGGCGTGGTTTACCAATTTTATTTCGATACATCAGGCCAGAAATTATATATCTGTACAACAACAGGTTCTACAACCACGGCTGTATGGACGTTAATTGCTTCCAACGGTTATGTGGCTCCCTTAAGTAATGGACAGCTATTAATTGGGTCTACAGGCGTTAATCCAGTAGCAGCAACCCTAACAGCCGGAACCAATATTTCCATAATAAATAGTGCAGGTGGAATCACTATTTCTGGCAGTGGTTCGGCTGGATTTAGTTGGAACAGTGTAACTGGCACCTCTCAAGCAATGACCGCAAATAATGGATATGTTGCTAATAATGGAAGTTTAGTCACCCTAACACTCCCGACAACGGCCGCTTTTGGAACACAGATTGTTGTTATTGGAAAAGGCGCTGGCGGTTGGGCAATAGCTCAAAATGCCTCCCAAACTATGGTTCTTGACAGTTCGACAACAACGCCAGGTATTGGTGGCAGTTTCGCTTCAACTCAAGCAAAAGATTCTGTTGCGATGATATGTACGGTTGCTGATTTGGAATTCACAGTCATATCGTCGATAGGGAATATTACAATTGTTTAATTAGATAAGGAAATCTAATCATGGCAACAAATAATGCAATTAACAATACATTACAATCTCCATTTAATGTTGGAGCAACTTCAGTTACTTCAACTGGTACACAATTAAATTTACTTAATGCTCTTACAGCCGTTCCTATCGACAAAATAAATGTTCAAACATTTGCGGCAAGCGGTACTTATACACCAACTGCCGGAATGGTTTTTATATATGCTGAATTGATAGGTGGTGGAGGTGGTAGCGGTGGGGTTACTAGTGGAGCAGGTTTGATTTCTGCGGCCGCTGGTGGAGGCGGTGCAGCACCTTTAGCTACTCGTATATTTACTGCCGCTCAAGTTGGAGCAAGCGCAACCGTGACAATAGGTGCTGGTGGTGCTGCCGCAACAGCAGGGGGTAATACGGGTGGTACGGGTGGAACAACTTCATTAGCCTTAACAGGCTCTGGAACAATTACTATTTCAAGTTCAGGTGGTCTAGGTGGTGTGGGTGACTCAACAGCACAAACAGCAAGTGCATTTGGAGGCGCAGGCGGTTCATGTACTAATGCGGATGTTGCAGCAAGAGGAGCATCGGGAAATGCTGGTTTACATTCAGCTATACTCTTTGCAACTGGCGGAAAAGGTGCTGATAGTGCTTGGGGAATGGGTGGACTATCTAATAGCACAGCTAATGGTTCTGGATCAGGTAATGCAGGTAGTGGCTTCGGATCGGGGGCAAGTGGCGCATTCTCTGCTCAAGCGGGGGTAGTCAATGTTGCGGGAACAGCCGGACAAATTGGTTATATGCGTATTACTGAATATATTTCTTCATAATATTAACGGCCGTCATTCTTTTGTATGGCGGCTTTTAATCTTCTATTTGCTTAAAAGACTCAGAAACAAGATCGAATATAATCATCGCAATAATAATTACAGCAATAATCATCATTAAATTACACATAATATAAATCATTTTCATTTCCTTGAATTAACTCATAACCATGCTTTTTTCGCTTTTTTAGCATATTTTCTATGTATAGGGCAGCATCATCAATACTATTGAGCATTGTGTGGCTATGGTTTCCCAAGCGCGAATTAATGCCGCCCCATACACAGGTTAATATCCAGTCGTTTAGCATGTCCTTTTGGATGATGATTTTATAATACCTGGCTTTTTCCTTATTTAACCAATAATAATGGCTTTGCATTTTTGGGGTAAGTAAATGTAAAAGGATTGCGAGAATATATTATTTTTTATCGTTTAGCAATGTAATTGCATATTCAAGACCTGTAATAATATTTTCTATAGGTTCGTCTTTATTTTGTTTCAATTGAAATACAACTTCTTCAAGAGCTGCTTTAAATCCTTCGTGAAATTTTTGTCCGCGCTTTTGATGGCTGTATTTCATCGAACCATAACCGAATTAACACCTTTCGCATAAGATGATTCAAAGCCACTGATTTGAATAATAGCTTCGTCTTCATAATTTCCCGTAGTAAGGGTTGCGTTGGCCGTTAAATTGCTGGTGCCGCTACTGGTTTTTCCTGAACCTATGGTAATTGAATCATGATAGTGAGTACAATGAGAATTATTGATACACATATAACGATCAATAATATAGCTTTGGGTAGCACTGCTTTTATTCGTGATAGAATAAGAAACTTCTCCATTAACAGTTGTATTTTGATTAGCAAAGCCTGTTGCTTGGTAAGCAATCGCTGTTGTTGTAGCAGTTTGTACAGCATAGACGTTTGTTGCTGCTAATAATGATAATGCTAATAATTTTATTTTCATTTTTTTCTCCTATTAAGATTAATCTTTATCTATCCCAAATATAAATTCTATTGTTTTCTGGATTTGTGGCGCGGCTCTTTATCCACGGCTCATATATTTCTAAGTGGGGTAGTTTACGGATAGGTTTGTCACCATGCAAATCATTATTGCCAACAATGATAAAAGTTTCTATTTTATCTAGGATTTTCGTTTCTTTGATGCCGTGTGGATTGCTGCCATATGGCATGACATGCGGTGCATAAGTTGTTACCCAACTAGCTACCACAACACTTGGTTTGTATTTTTCAACAGCATCTAAAGCGTCTATTTCCTCAACATCGTCTGGATAATCAATTATTGGCTGTTTCATAGCCCTATAGCTTTCTTGTACTTCGGGGTTTTTTTGTATCTTAGAATCAGACATCTTTATATTTAGATGATAACCTAAATCACCATGGCCTGAACCAATTTCAATGGCGCTACGCCCATCTATTTTTTGGATTAGGAAATCAATTAGCTCTGTTGTTGGAATGCCATAACGAGCATAGCTATAACAAAATAGCCTTAAATTACCTTTATCTATGGTATCATAAAAAGCGGCGGGAAATAATTTCATTTTACCATTTGGCAATAGTAGTTCTTGTGAGACATCTATTAAGTTTTTTGCATCAAGAATGGTGAATGGTGAATTTTTTGGGGATTTCATTGTATCTCACTTGTGTCTATTGGCTCTCTTTTTACATAAAGATTTTCTTCGATTAGTAGAATTAACATTTTGGCAAGAGCATTTGACAGATTTTCGTCATATATATTTCTATTAGTAAAAGTTACTTTGGCAAACGCTCCATATCTATCAACGCCTTGTGTATCGCATATATATTTAACGCAGTATTGAATATTTTTTGCTGAGCGTTTATGAACTTCTAAACAAAATATGTTATAAGGCTCACCTTTTTTTGTATCGACAAATGACGGTAATAAATCTATTAATTCATCTGAAGTAAACGCAGAAAAATGCTTAAATCCTTCTTTGTCTCTTGGGCATACAGTATGAATCATATATTTTAATCCATACGCTTTTTCATTTAAATATTCCCAATAAAATAAACTTTTTTGTTCTATGCCTAATTCTTTTAATTGCTGAGCTAATAACAAATTAATAACTTTGTCATTTAAATCCATTATTTATCCTCCCTAAGTAATTCAGGATTTTGAAAAATATTTCCTATTATTTTTTTTGATTTAAAGCCATCCCAATTAATGGGAAATCCATTATATAATTCTTGCTTAAATTTTGATAATTCTTGGAGAACAAAAGAATTCTCATCAGAAAAGACACAAACAAATTTTCCTATGTATTCATTATATTCTTCTTTAGCAACACAATCTAATATATCGCCTTCAAATATACGGGCAATCTTACTATCAAAAGCACCAGTAAACTGCATAAGTTCGCAATGCTCAAGAAACCATGTGCCTTTGTCGCTTCCTGTAAAGCCATAACTTACTTCGACAGTATCTTCGTTAAAGAAGATTCTTTCGACTATCTTCATTTGTTTTATGCGTTTGTTCCATACCCTGAATATGATTATTCTTTTCATGTGATTTCTTCTTCCATTTCCTTCTTATTCCTATCAGCCATCGATACAAAAATATTTTTTTATATTCGGTAGCGTGTTCTTCAATTTCTTCCGAAAGTGCTCCATGTAAAAAACCCCCGCACTCTTCTCGTAACCATTCTTGTGGGATTAAACAGTTTGAGCATGTTCTAAATACTGATACTCTTTTTTCCCATACTCCAAAGATATAACGATAATTCTCACCTTTTTTTATGGTGCGTTGGCATTCAGAACAAATGTGTTCTTTTCTCGATTTTCTATTTTCTTCATGATAAACATCAGCGACATCATAATCTATCGCGCACATATAATTCCTTAAAATGGCGCAAGCAAGGGTTGCCTCACCTCAAACAGCGGGAGAATCCAATCGGCCTTCCCGCCTACGTTTCGAACGTATTAATGTGTTAAAACACTACTTGCATAAATCTGGTGCCTCATAATGCCCTAGGCTTCTTCACCACACATGGTTTTGGCTTGGCATTCACCATATCCCGTTTTACCACTCTTTGGCGGAAAGCCTCGTCTTTTAAGGCGAGGATGAATAGCTTGCTTTTGTTTCTATTTCTGTTAATATGTTCATATCTTAATTGATCTATGGGCGGATAGTCCAAATGTTAAGCCTCCGGAGAGCCTGCGCAACAAGGCAGCTCAATGAACGAGGAACCCGCCGTGATTAATAGTCGGAATCCTAGGCATTTATGCCGAGGAGGATGTCAAACCCGTACCGCCAAGTCCTGATACGTTTGTCGGCATTACTTGGCTGGCCTATTTTCCCTCGCACCCCTTGTAGGACTCTACGATTCCAGTGAGTTATAAAGTATCGTCGGCCATTTAACTGTGCAAAATTTGACTCATTTAAAATGGAATTGAATCATTTAGGAACTCTTCGCTTTCTGGCTTCGGCGCCCCACTGTGGCTGGCATTATCTTTTGTAACGTAGTCAATTACAACATTTTTTGCAGGGTAATAGCCGCCCTTTTTTACATTTGGCGTGCTTTCCTGAATGCCTATATGAACCTTACCACTTAAACGCTCTAATTCTTCGCGAATGTTTCCTTTTAAATAATCATCAACAATGCCTGTCGATTCACAAAAATGCTTGATTTTGCGTGTGCAGAACTTAACACTTGAAAAAACAAGATAGTCAAAAACAACCGTAGACTTTCCGTTTTTGTCCCATACATTCAATTGAATTTTAGCCATCGGGTTTCCGGCCTCTGAGGTTTGGCGCTCAGACTTAAGTACTTCAAAGTCGTAAATTCCCTCTTCCATCATGTCAAATGCGTTTAGCTCTTCTTCTGTCATTGGTGTTAAATTGTAGCTCATGCAGCTTCTCCTTTGATTTTTGATGTAAGATGTTCAATCATTTTTTGTATCACTTCCATGGATAACTCTTCAAAATCTTCGGCATTGTATTTATCTAGCCATTTTGCATAGGTTTCTTCTGGAACTTTAAATAAATCGATTAGCCTTTTTACTTCCTTAACCTGCTCTTTTGTTGCGAGCTCTTGCAATACCACTTCTTTTTCTATAATATCCGCGCCGTATCTTTTAATAACTTCCTCATAAGAAAAAGAAAATGACTCATTCATCGGAAATTCATCAATGCGAGATTTTTTGGTTACAGCATAAAACTTATCACCGCGAAGTTGTGTCTCAAACACAAGATCAAACATATAACCAAGACGATTATAACACGCATAAGTTTGACCTATTACAGACATATTATTCCCATATTCTTTTTTAGCCTGGCAACATACTATGACATTCAAATCACATTTCAATAACAAATTAACGAGTAATTTCATTTTTTTGTTAGCTGCTGTGACATGTCTACCGAAATCACTTCCTGTCGTACGTTCACATTCAGCTTGCAAGTTATCATATGGAATAGTTAAAGAATCGATTACTAGTGTTTTAAATTCATGCTTTGTTGTAATTAATTCTTTTACTTGTTGAAGTATTTCATCGAAATCACCCGTAGAAAGAACAGATCCACCCTTAATTCGTATCATTTCTGCATATTTCTTTTTTGATGTTGTATCTTCTGTATCAATATATGCTGTCAATGGGAATTGCGCCGCACAAGTTGATTTACCCGTTCCCATTTCTCCATAAAACATTGCTTTTAATCGTTGTTGTTTTATTTCTGGTTTTTTAAATTTTAAAGCCATTTTAATTTACCTCTTTCATTAAATATTCTTTTGTTTCTTCCCATATCATGTTTTCACAAAAATCATACGTTGCGTCTTTGCAGTTACAATATTCTGGATATTCATTTATTAAATAATCCTCAGCGGCTTCTAATGTTAAGAAGGTGATATTGTTATTATTGTGAATGCCGTAAACTGTGTTATTCATTTAGCGCCCTCCTTCGTGACATGCTTCACATGCAATACTTCCATCTGAATAATAATGTCCATATGTAGCAGTCGTTATATGTACTATTTCATTTTTATCATTCGTGTAATAACATTCTTCTATATCTTCTCCGCAGTCATCACAGGAGGCTTCTACTTGATAATTTATTTTTAATTTCATTACGCAACCCTCCATTCTTTTTGGCGGAAGGCACGCTCCCTGCAATGGTCATCAATTAAATTTTGCATGATACGTTCAAGATAAAGAATTATTCCTTCTAACCACGCGTCATCAAAATCATTTCTCAATGTGGTATCCGTTGATTTACTCATATGATTAATAAGCGCTGGTAACATCAATGTTTCATAATGAGGATTATCAAAACTTGTTGCTTCTCTAGCTAAGTCGATATCTTCATTCATGATAAGAGATGCGAGTTCATGTAAATCAAATTCAGGAATATTTCTTACATTTAATAAATATTGTTTTGATAAGTTGTCATATTTGGAATAATGGAAAACCAATAAATCGGCTAATTCGTGAGATGTTTTAATTTTCATTGTTATAGACTCCATTCTATATTCATTTGACATAATGTATTATTTCCATGCGATCCTTCGCATAAAATACAAACAATTTCTTGTGGCGCTTGTGTTTCTGTGGTTTGTTGATGTATATTTGACTCGTTCATAACTTTTCCTCTCTTTAGTCGGGGTGGTAAGTTGTACCGAGTGGGCGGACTGCGAATCTGTCCACTCAGTGTTTTAAATTAAATTTTAAATAAAAAATATGCTAATAAATATATTGAGATTGCTATGCCTATAGCTCCAGCTATTTTTAAAAACCATCTTATATCATCCAATATTCCTCTTATTTCTAATAAGAGACTATAATCGATTCTGTCCATGATTAATTACCTATCCAATGAAAGTTATGAGCAATGGTTATAATAATTCCTATCACTAAACTACTCATTAATCCTAATGTAAAATATAAATTTTTTAAGGTAAGATCTTCTACTTTATCCATTCTCTTAATGAGACTGTCATTTACTACATCTATTTTTTTATTTATCCCATCAAATTTTTCACTGAATTTTTTATCTATTCCATCAAATCCTTTTTCTATATTTTTTTCAATTCTTTCCAGAGATTGATAAATATGACTTACGGAATTTTCCAGTATTGCTATTCTTACTTCGTTATCATTTTTGTAATGTTGTTTGGGTTGCATAAGTTCCTCGTTTATTAATTGGTTTCTTGTTTTTTCCATTAGCATAGTTTGTCCTTAATGTTGGCTATGATACCACGGTATCACTTGATGTCAACCTATTTTCTAACTTTTTCCTATATTTCTCGACACAGTTTTCAATGATGCTAGCCATACTTCTTTCTTGATCAATAGCTATCTTCTTTAAAAACTTCCATGTGTCTATAGGTAATCGAACTTGAAAAGCCTTTGTTTTATTTTTATTTATCACTTTTTATATCCTTTTTTCCAGCATTGATTTAATGAAATGTATCACGTATGATTAATCCTTTCAAGGAGGATTTATGAAAAATGGATATTTATTTTATTCTGAAGTAAAAAAGTTAATAGAAAAGTATGCGCACTTTAATAATAGTTCTGATTATGAAAAGTTTATTATGAAATTAGCTACGATATTTGAAATATAATCGGGGACTACACGGAGTTTAACGGGGAGGTTAGCGCCTCCCCATCGGATATAACTATACATGCAGCACAATTTTAGTTGATTAGAGATTTATGTCAACTTTTTTTGCTGCTAAGGAACTAATTTGAAATTACCGCCTTATGCTAAACCGCTTTATGATTTGATTGCTTCTGGATTGCGTCCTAATAATGATGTTCATGTTTTTATAGGAAAACATGCTTGGACAAAAGGCAAAGCATTTTCTATCAGTTATCCAGAAAGAACTATTTCTATCCCTCCTTGGCATTCTCCTGAAAACTTTATATGGCCAGTTAAACAATGTGATATTTTAATTGTTGATACTGGCTTTGCGGATGCTTCTTATATTCATGAATTAGTTTATTGCCTCTATAGCAATGACGCCAATAACGTTAGGCTTGTAACGCCCGATTTTTCTATTGTTTTGTTTAAAAAGGATATTTAACATGGATGATATAAAAGATACTCACTTCTCAGATATAAAAAAGAAATTCGAAAATGATAAAGTTGTTCCTCTCGCCGCTTTCAAAAAAATAGAAATTGAAAATGTTTCTGCCGTACAGCAACGTAAAATCGATTGGATGTGGAAAGATATTATTGCTTACGGGAAAATAACCTTATTTGCAGGCGAACCAGGTGTAGGAAAATCTCAGCTTTTGCTTTATATAGCAAGTATTGTAAGTAATGGTGGTCGTTTCCATCAAGAAACTAAACTATGTACAAAAAATAAAGTATTGCTTATCTCTGGTGAGGATAATGCAGACGATACTATTAAACCTCGCTTAATGGCATTGAATTCAGATTTATCATTTATTGATTATATGAAAGGCGTTCGCCAAGAAGATAAAAACGGAAATGTTTATTATGATTCGATTTCTATCATCGAAGATCTAGCTGATATTGAACAGAAAATAATCGAAAATGGGTATAAATTGATTATTATTGATCCAATTTCTTTGTATCTAGGTAATGTTGATGAAAACAAAAACAAAGACATTCGGACGGCACTCGGGCGTTTGAATGCCCTCGCTGAACGCCGAAATCTTTCTATAATCCTTAATTCTCACTTTTCTAAACCTTCATCGGGTGGTGCTAAAAATGCCGTGTATCGCGTCATGGGTAGCATTGGATTTGCGGCAGCAGCTCGTATCGTATTTGGAGTCATGAAAGACCCAGAAGACGCAGAACGTAGGTTATTTTTGCCTATTAAGAACAATATTGGTCAAGATAAAGAAGGATTTGTGTATAAAATTAAGCCAATGCTCGTCGATGGTTCTATTGAGACGAGTAAAGTAGAGTGGCTTAATGAAAAAATTACCCTTACAGCAAATGAAATTTTGAATAATTCTAATTCTTCGGAACGCGGCTCTCCTAAACTAGAAGAAGCAAAAGATTTTCTATTAGATGTGCTCAAATTTGGAGCTGTACTACTAACAGAAATTCGTAGAAAGTCTGATCTAAAAGGAATCAGTCCTCCTATACTTTACAAAGCAAAAGATGCGCTAAATATCTTCCAAGATGATCATCCTTTAAGCAAAAAAGGTATAACTTGGTCTCTTCGACCTTAGTTCACTTACAAACTTACAAGACTTACAACCCGCGCCAGTCGTGGGTTTTTTTTGTACGTCTCTCACTTACAAACTTACAAAAAACTGTGTAAAAAATGATGTGTATTTTTTTTGTCATGTTTGTAAGTTTGTAAGTGAATTTCTACTATGACTTACAATATATTATTATTAATATAATCATATATATATATAGTTTGTAAGTTTGTAAGTGGGATTAGACGTACAATGACTTACAAGACTAGTAGTGTTAAAATCAAATTTTAAACAATTAAGGGAACTTATGATGAATAAAGTTTATGAAAAATATGATAATGATTGGGAATTAATAAAATATGAGCCACAAGATTTAACAGAAAGATTGCCCACTATTGGCGGCTGGATTGTTAGAAATCGGATATGGGATGATAAAAAAGATATGGCAATTGCTATTTCCATGATATTTATTTCTGATCCTAAACACGATTGGGATATTCCTTGTGATAATTCTCATATCGAGGAAAAAAATAAATGAAAATAATATTTGAATGGGAAACTTTAGATGGTCATACAGGATTTTGGACATTTAGAGCAAAAGTTATTGGAGGATGGATAATTCAATCCGAACAGGGAAATTTTACATTTATAAATGATCCTGAACATAAGTGGGAAATAATTAAAAGAAAAAAATAGGAAACAATAGATCATGGATGATCGAATAGAGTTTTTAAGGAAAAAATTAAAAAAGAAATGGCGAATTCATATATTGCGTTTACTTATTATTCGTTATTATTCTGCAAGTAAACCTGAATTAGTTTGCAAAGCGGAAGAAATACTTGAGAGCCAATTACGAAAATATAAATTTAAAGTAAATAAGCTCATTCGACTTTGGCGGAAAGTTTCGCCGGAAATTGAATGGCCTGATATAGTTTGTAAATGTGGATATAGACCACCTTTTTGTGCATGTAACCGTTTCACGTAGAACATCTAGTATGTAGCTAGTATGTAATTAGTATGGAGCCAAGGATGGCTACTTTTAGACTAAAAGTCCAGGATATGGACGAAGATGTTGGACAACAAGCCTTGGTAAAATGGCTTCGTTTGATGAAAATACCCGTTATTCATATCCCTAATGAAGGGAAAAGGAGCTTTGCTATGGCGAAATGGCTTAATGATATGGGTATGTATAGGGGGGCTTCTGATCTATTTATAGCGCGCGTAAGGCTTCCATATGGTGGATATTTTATTGAGATGAAAAAGAAAGGTAAGCACCTAACGCCTTGTCAATCCGCTTTTTTGGAGCATATGAAGACTGAAGGCTATTGCGTGGGTTGGTTTGATGATTGGATTTTGGCTAAAGAATCTATTGAAAAATATCTTGCGTGTAAAATATGATTTCTGTATAGTCTTCGCTCCTCGTTTTCATACATGATCTTACCTCGTCACGGAGGTTTTTTGTTATAATAGATTCGTCTGACAAGATCTTAAGATGATATGCCCACTATGATAGTGGGCTTTTTTTTAAATGGATTTTATATGGTAAGTCGTTGCTGTAAAAAAGATGTATTTATATTGATCGGTTATTACACATGTAGTCTCTGTCATTTTCCTTGTGATATAGTTTATCGTAAAGACAATAAGGAAGATGTTCATGAATACAGACATGAAAGTCAAATTGAAAGCGCTTTTAATCAAACATGAATCGTATAAACTTTTACCATATCTTGATTCTGCTAATCCCCCTAATATTACTATTGGTATCGGTAGAAATCTTACAGGTAGGGGTGTGCTTCCTGTTGAAATAGATATGATGTTCGATCATGACGTAAATCATTTTTTTAATTTTTTATCCGAAAAATTCGACTGGTTCAATAAATTAAATGATGCTAGACAATGTGCTTTAGTTGATATGTGCTTCATGGGAACAAAAGCATTTCTTGAATTTAAAAATATGATTGCTGCGTTGGAAAGACAAGATTTTGATAATGCAGCACAAGAAATAATTAATTCTCATTATGAAACAGAAGTTCATCAACGCGCACATGATATCGCTGAAATTATTCGGACAGGAAATTTATGAATGAATTAATTGAATTAATAAGTAAATTTTCTCCTGTATTAGCCTTCCTTTTATCCGTTTCTAATCCATTCGCAGGAATTATTGTTTCTGCTATAGCCACTAAATTTGGTGCTGATAGAAATAATATGGATGATATAGTCGGAAAAATAAAATCAGATGAAAATGCATATCAGAAATTACAAGAAGTGCAAATGTTACATGCAAATACCATAGCTACCATTAATTCCAAAGATAAAGATAGCGCCAGAAAACGTGAAGAAAAAATAACAGAAATATTAAAAGAACCTGATTATGTCATGAACGGAATTGCAATTGCTGTAGTCATTGGCTATTTTGCTATGTGTTGTCTCACTGTATTCTACTCAATCCCATTAGCCGATCATGATATGCTTAATATGTTATTTGGTCAGCTTATGGGTGGTTTTATGATGGTATTGAGTTATTATTTTGGGTCGTCAAATAAATGATTTTTTATTTTATTCCAAAACATTTCCAATGCTTGCATGACTTCTGGTTCTAAATAAATTATATTAGATGGATCTTCAGGTAAACCGTTTTCTGTAGTTAATATAACTCTCTTTATATCTAAATCCCATTCTGCATAAACTGAATCGCCAAGATAAATTTTTAGTGATTGCATTTTTTTTACCTAAATAATTAAAACCATTTAAATCCATTAGCCATTAATCCCAACAAAATTCCTGAAAATCCGATCATTATTCCAAACATCCATCGTAAATCACTTTTTATTTCTTTCGTTGTTTCTACGAGTTGTTCAGCAATTGTTTCCATTCTTGTCATTCTAGATTCGTAATATAAATCATATTTTGTTATCGCTGCTTGTTCTTGTTCGTTTGTCATCTTTTATTCTCCTCATAAAATTTATAATATAATAATGCACGTTTTATCACATTTGTTTGTGTTTCGCCTAGCTTTTCCATAAGCTGTGTTATTGTTTTTAAATCTTCTTTTGTGAGAGCAAGTGTAATGTTTTTTACGGTGGTGGCCATTATTAGTGACTCCAAAAATGAGTGATTATATTTTGAATAATCGGCAATGAAAAAAGTGCTACAATTATTCCGATTATCCATTTAAAATGTGACCAGCTTAGATTAGTTGATTGAATATAATTGTTATCAATTTTTGTTTCTAGTCGTTTTAAAGTTTCATTTATATTTATTATCGATTGTTCCAATAATGCTACGCGTGTTTCAGTTGTGTTTTGATATGCTTTCATTTTTATTTCTCCTCAGTTAAGGGGCTTTCGCCCCTGTTTTTTATTTATAATTGTCATAAACCATTTTAGGAATAGAGCTATATGATTCCGTTTTTGGGTTAAATATATAATAATTTTTTTTAAATACTTTTCCTTGTGATTCTAATTTTCTATAAGTTTTAATAGCAGGTATCTCTTCATTAGAATGGCCAATCATGT